CCCTAACTGTGTAGGGGCTTTTTCTTATTATTATAGACCTGTATTAGAAGATATTGGTGGGTTTGACCCAGCATTTAAAAACGCTTGGGAACATGTTGAACACACTTATCAGGCAATCAAAAAAGGTTATCACCCATCTTTTTGGTATTTTGCTGATATTAATGAGAGTTGGAAATACCTAACGGACATACCTAATTCTATTGCCGAAAGTACTATCGCTAGGACACCAACATGGAATGATAATTTTAGAAAAGGGACTATGTGGTATAAAAAGAAACACGGAATTACACCAACAGAAACACCTTTAGTATCACCAGAAATGGTTGAAAAACAATTACAAGCAATATACCAAAACAGAGGATAATGATAGATTTTAAAGATGTAACATTTATTGTACCAATTAGATTTGATTCAGAAGATAGAAAAAATAATTTTAAAATATCAATGAATTATCTTTTAAGAAATTTTGACACAAACATTATTGTTTTAGAAAGTGACAAAGAATCCAATCAGGAGTTTGTTAAATCAGTTTCAGATAAGATAAAATATGTTTTTGAAAAAAATGATGAAAAACTTTTTCATAGGACTAGATTATTAAATGAAATGACAAAATTATCTGAAACCGAAGTCGTTGTAAATTACGATGTTGACGTTATTTTTCCTATAAAACAATACTTAGATGCAAAAATTAAAATAGATAAAGGTTGTACAATGTGTTTTCCATACGCTGGCAAATTTTATGATGTACCTAGAAATTTTTTTGAATATGTATACAGTGATAGATTAAACGATATACCATTAAATAATTGTACACTTTTTAATCCTAATTCAGTTGGTGGGGCATTATTTTTCCATAAAAGTAGATATCGTGAAATTGGTTGGGAAAATGAAAATTTTATATCATGGGGACATGAGGATTGGGAAAGAATACATAGAGTACAATTTTTAGGTTATGAATTATGTAGAACTGAAGGTGTGTTATATCATTTAACACACAGTAGAACACATAACAGTTCTGGTAGTAACCCATACTATAATTTTAATGGACAAGAGATACAAAGAATTAAATCTCTGTCAAAAGAAAATCTTTTAAAAGAGATACAAAAATGGATTTGGATAAAATAAAAATATATTTTGCCCCGGCTTGGGGATTATCAAACGAAGAAATGACCGATTGGTATAAAAGACAAACACCAAATAATAAAGGCATTTGGTATGGGATAGAATCTACTTACAATATAGAAGAATCTGATTATATTATAATACAAGAAACAACTGATATTAAAAACGTTGATAAAAATAAAACTATTTTTTTTGGTAAGGAACCCGATTATATAGCTAAAAATAGATGCCCAAATTGTTTTAGGAATTTCCATTTTGAATTAGGTAACTCTTGGTTCCCACAAACTTGGTGGGTTAATATAAACTACGATGAACTTAAATCCTTAAAACCAAATAAAACCAAAAAATTAAGTGCAATTAATTCACAAAAAATACATACTAAAGGTCAGAGTAAGAGATATGAGATAATTAAAAAAATATCAAAAAAATACCCTAATGAAATTGATGTTTGGGGTGGGATAACTACTGGTAATAAAAATAAGGTTCCATTTAAAGATAAGTTACCACCTAGAGATAAAAAAAATGGGTTATTACCTTACAAGTATCACCTCGCCGTAGAAAACGGTAGTAGACCATTTTATTTTTCAGAAAAAATAGTCGACCCTTTACTATGTTGGTCAATGCCTATATATTGGGGATGTGAAAAAATAGATAGTTTTTTACCTAACGGTTCTTATATTAACATAGATATTGATGACCCACACGTTGTTGAAAAAATTATAGAAATATCTAAAAGTAATTTATGGGAAGAAAATTTTAACAAAATTAAAGAAGCTAGAGAAATTATTTTAGATAAATATAATATATGGCCTACCATTGAAAGTGGTATTAAAAAAGAAAATTTATTAATTGATTTGTCATCAGGTTATTAACTATTTTTTTATAATCTAATTTATTATTTTAATAAAAATAAAAATATGGAATTAAAAAATTTTTTAAACACAGATAATTGGTTTAATTATCAAAATTTTTATGAGTTTATCTCTAAAAAAAATTTTAAAGTTTTAGTAGAGGTAGGTTCTTGGAAAGGCCACTCTATTTGTTATTTAGGTAATTTACTTAAAGACAAAAATGTTGACATTTACGCTGTTGATTTATGGGATGAAACATACAAATATGAGGGTGATTTAAATTTAAAAAAACAAAAAAAATTTTTACACGAAATTTTTAAAGAAAATTTAAGAAAAAATAATTTAGAAAATAAAATAAAAGATATTAAAGCCTATTCTTGGGAAGCGTCTAACAATTTTGAGGACTTAAGTGTAGATTTTGTTTTTATAGATGCTGACCATGAATACGATTCTGTTGTAAAAGATATAAATGCTTGGTTACCAAAAGTTAAGAAGGGAGGTATAATTTCTGGTCACGATTATTTTAACCCTTGTGGTGTTAAGAAAGCCGTAGATGAGAGATTTGGTAATAAAGTTAAATTTAACGGACCTTGTTGGTACGTAGAACTATAAAAAATGTTTTATGCCTGTATCAGATAAATATAAATTAATTTTCATACACATACCAAAAAACGCTGGAACAGCTATAACAAATACTTTAGATATGTATGACATAGGTCATCATGGATGGCAATACTATAAATCAAAATACCCACAAAAATGGGAACAGTATACAAAGGTAAGTGTAACTAGAAACCCTTGGGATAGGTTAGTATCTTGTTACGAATATTCCAAAATGGATGAAAGTTATTGGCATTCAAAAGAAGGTAAATCTAAAGCCGGTAAACATTTAGATTATGATTTATTAAAAGATAAATCTTTTGAGGAATGTTTACAGATATTAAAAACTAACCCAAGTCTATTAAAACACCAAGGTTGGACAAATCAATCTAACTATATTTACAATGGTAGTAATCTAATGGTTAATTATTTATTGGATATAAATAATTTAGAAGACGGAATTTCAAAAATTTTAAACACAAATATTAAAATTAATAAAATAAATGTTAGTAACGAAAATAATTATGCCGATTATTATAAAAATGTTGATATGATAAATTTTGTTAATGAATTTTATAAAAAAGATGTAGATAATTTTAAATATAAATTTAATCTATAATAATAAAAATAATTTAAAAGTTATAAATGAAAAAATTTTATTCACAATATAAACAAGATGAGTGGTTATATGATAATCATTTTAAAAATAAAAATAAAGGTTTTTTTTTAGAAATTGGTGCTGATGATGGTGTTGATAAAAGTAACACTAAATTTTTTGAGGATTTAGGTTGGTCAGGTATGTGTATTGAAGCCAGCCCTAAAAGATTTAAATTACTACAAAATAATAGAAATTGTATATGTGAAAATTATGCGGTTTCTGATAAAGTTGGTGAAGTTAATTTCATGGATATTTCTGGATGGGGTAAAGGATTAAGTGGTATTATTGATTCTTATGATAATAGACACAAAAAAAGAATAGAACAAGAAATAAAAAATCAAAATAACAAAGGTAAAGAAATAGTAAAAGTTAAAACAGAGTTGTTAAACAATTTATTAGATAAACACAATATTTCTGAAATAGATTTTTGTACAATAGACATTGAAGGTGGTGAATATGATATATTAAAAACATTAGATTTTGATAAATATAACATCAAAATTATTGTAGTAGAAAATAATTATAATGATACAAAAGTTGGTGAGTTATTAATGTCTAAAGGGTATAAAAAAATTCACAAATTAACTATAGATGATGTGTATTTAAAAAATATTTAAAAAATGGAAAAAATATTAATTTATTTAGGATTAAATCAGGGTAGTTCGTTTAAAAAATATGTAAAAAATTTTGATAAATCTTATGGTTTTGAAGCTATACCAGAATTGGCAAATTCTTTAAAGAAAGAATATAATAATAATGATAACGTAACAATTATTAACAAAGCAGTTTGTAATAAAAACGAAAAGGTAAAATTTTATATTTCCAATCAAAAAACTAAACAATCCTCATCAATGGGTAAATTAAATGATTATTATAGGTCTAATGGGCCTAAAAATAAAATTTATAATAAAACTGAGATTGAAGTGGATGGAATAAATTTAATGGATTTTTTAAAAAAAAATAATATCGATTATATAGATACTTATGTATCAGATTTAGAAGGAATGGATTTTACTGTATTAAAAACTATAAAACCTTATATAGATAATAAAAAAATAAGAAGGATTGAGATTGAGGCTGAGATGGATTATTTTGATGAACCTAGTAGAGACTTTATCCCATCAAATAAAATACAAGATATAAAAGACTTTTTATTTGAAAACTATAATTACTTAGGTATGTCAAATGGTAATTACGACCCTAACTCAAAAAATCGTTGGTTTAACGTGGATTTATATTTTGAATCTAAAAAATAATAAATATGGGTGTAAATAAAAAAACAAAATATTTTAAAGAAAATAGTGATTTGTTAAAATATTTTGGTTATAAAATTATAGAATAATGAAAAAAGCTTTAATAACAGGAATTAACGGCCAAGATGGTTCTTATTTAGCTGAACTATTAATAAAGAAGGGTTATGAAGTTTGGGGTGTAATAAAAAGGAATTCAGTTTCAGAAACACAATCCACTAGAATAGAACACTTGTTAGAAAAAAACTTAGTTAAATTAGAGTATGCCGATTTAACTGATATGGCTTCATTAATTAGGGTATTACAAAAAATACAACCTAATGAAATTTATAATTTAGCGGCACAATCACACGTTAGAATCTCCTTTGATCAACCTATATATACAGCTAATGTTACTGGATTAGGTACCTTAAATTTATTAGAAGCGGTTAGAATGGTTTCACCTAATTCTAAAATATATCAGGCATCTTCTTCTGAGATGTTTGGTAATAGTATTGACGAAGATGGATACCAAAGAGAAACAACACCGATGAACCCTGTATCACCGTATGGATGTGCTAAAGTATTCTCTTACAATATTTGTATAAATTATCGTAATTCTTATGGGATGAAAATTTGGAATGGTATTTTATTTAACCATGAATCCCCTAGAAGAGGAACTAATTTTGTCACAAATAAAGTTGTTAAAGCTGCTGTAAAAATAAAATTAGGTTTACAAAATAATTTACATCTAGGTAATTTAGATGCAACTAGAGATTGGGGTCACGCTAAAGATTATGTTGAAGCAATGTGGCTAATGTTACAAGATGATAACCCCGATGATTATGTTTGTGCAACAGGAATATCACATTCAGTTAAAGATTTATGTGAATATACTTTTAATAAATTAGGTTTAGATTTTAAAAAATATATCGTTGTTGATGGTAAACATTTTAGACCCGAAGAATTAAATAATTTAAAAGGTGATTCTAGCAAGTTAAGAAAAAACTTGAAATGGAAACCTAAATATACTTTCGAGTCTATGATAGATGAAATGATATCTTATTGGTTAGACTACTATAAAGAATCTGAATTGACACTAGGAATCCCCAATGAGGTTATGAACACAATTCTTAGACCTAGACAATTATGAGTAAAATTTTAGTAACAGGTGGGTATGGTTTAGTTGGTTCTATGTTTAATAAACCTGACTATATCCCACTTTCATCTAGTGAAGCAGATTTAAGAAAAAGGGAAGAAGTAGATAAAATTTTTGAAAAAATTGATTTTGACAGTGTCATCCATTGTGCGGCTAAGGTTGGTGGTGTTGGTGGTAACATGAATTATAAAGGTGAATTTTTTTATGATAACATAATGATTAACACAAATGTTATTGAATCTGCTAGAGTTCATGGTATAAAAAATTTAGTTGCATTCCTATCAACTTGTATATTCCCAAATGACGTAGAATACCCATTAACAGAATCTAAAATACATTTAGGACCACCACATTTTTCTAATGATGCTTATGCTTACGCAAAAAGAATGTCAGACATACAAATTAGATCTTATAAAGAACAATATGGTTTAAATTATAAATCAGTTATACCCACGAATATATATGGACCTAATGACAATTATGATATAAAAAATGGGCATGTAATACCATCTTTAATTCATAAATGTTATTTAGCTAGAGAAAATAAAACAGACTTTGAGATATGGGGTACAGGTAAACCCTTAAGAGAATTTATTTTTAGTCAGGATGTAGCAAGATTAACCGAATGGGTTTTAGAAAATTATAATGAAAACGAACCAATAATATTATCTACCTCGGAAGAGATATCTATAAAAGACGTTGTAGATATTATTGTGGAGTTAATGAACTTTAAAGGTAGTGTTGTTTGGAATAAAGATAAACCAGACGGACAATTTAGAAAACCTAGTGACAACTCAAAGATAAAATCATACTTACCAAATTTTAAGTTTACACCTTTATACCAAGGTTTAAAATATACTATTGAATATTTTGAAAATAACTATAATATTATAAGAAAGTAACAATTTTAATATATGACAAATCGTAAAAAAAATAAAATAAACCCACAAGAAGCTTATGATGATTATTTGGAAAATGAAAAAGTTAACAGGGAATTTGGTTCATATAAAACAGTAAAACTATCTGAAAAACAATATCAGTTATTTAATGGAATTAAAGATGCTAGAATATCCACTATTGTAGGTCCCCCAGGTACTTCTAAAACTTTTACAGCTTGTTGGGCAGCAGTAAAAGCTCTACAAAAAGGTGAAATAAAAAGAATTGTTTTAGTTAAACCACTAGAAACTTCAGGTGAGGATTTAGGTTTTCTACCTGGTTCAGAAAAAGATAAAGTACAACCATTTATGGAATCTTTTTTAGATAACCTAGTTGAGATGATGGATGGTAAAACTTTAAAAATGTTAATAGATAACGGCACAATTAAGTTTGAACCAATTGCATATATGAGGGGTAGAACATTCAAACACTCTTTTATTATTTGTGATGAGATGCAAAATGCTGATATAAAACAATTAATGACTACCATTACCCGTTTTGGTGAGGGTTCTAAAATTGTTATTATCGGTGACTCTAGACAAAACGATATAAATGAAAAATATGTTGCCTTAGAATTTTTTATTAAAGAAATTTTAGGTGAAGATGAACAAATGTTCCACTTTAGATTTGATAGGGAGGATATTGTAAGAGATCCACTACTTATTAAAATTATTGATAACTATGAAAAAGCCCTAGCTGAGGGTAAAATACCAACAACAAAAAGAAGAAATTAATGAAAATAGGTGTTTCAATAGACGGTGTATTAAGAGATTTATTGGGTCAAATAGAAGATACTCATAAAAAATATTTTTCTGAGGAAGATAAAGATCCAATAAAAGTTATGGACTACGAGTTAGAAAAATGGGTAACATTTCCAGAAGAAGAAGTAAACCAAGGTGAAATGGAATTTAATCCTGAGTTTAATGAAGACTCTTTTTTTGAGTCGGAAGAAAATATAGAAACTAAAAAAGTAACTAAAAAAGTAACTTTAGAAGAATTTTTATATGAAAAATGTACTGTAGAAATTTTTGGTTATGCGGATGAAGAAATTAGTTCAGCCGTAGAAACCTTAAACCAATTAATATTAAGTAACCCAAAACATGAATTTATTTTAATTAGTAGAGAAGGTGGGTTAGCAATCCCATCAACCCTATTTTTTTTAGCTAAAACAAAATCTATTTGTCCTAATCTAAAATTCGTTACAGAGTATAGTAAAGTTTGGGATTACGTGGATATTATGATTACAGACCACCCAAAAATATTAAACTCTAAACCCACTAATAAATTAAGTTTAGTCATAGATAAAGAATACAATAAAGATATTGTACAATCTGGTTATAGAATAAAAACCATTAAGGAAATAGATGAAAGATTATTAGATAATTTTGAAGACTCTTTAAATGGTGGTGATAAACAATGGATTTTATAAAAAGAGTTTACATATTATAAAATATAATTAATAATTAATTTATGGAATTATTTGAAATAGCTGGTGAAAAATTTTATTTTGATTTGGATAGAATTTCAGACTTTGTTAGAATAGACGAAGAATCACCCAAAAATTTAGAAAAATTATTAAATAAAGAAGAAGAAACACAACCAAAAGAGGATGACGATATTGTACAAGGCCCCTTGATTGACATGACTAAGTGGGACTTAGTTAAAGCCATGATAGAGTCTGTATTAAATGAACAAGGTGTTGTTGACGAAGACATGGGAATTACTATGTTAGGAAAACAGTTATCAATACCATTTAAAATATCAATTAATACTCTAATAAAACATAAATTAATAAAAAGAAACTAAAAAATGGAAAACACAGAAAACAAAAATTTTGAAGAAAAACCTGATTTAAGATTAGTTTTAGAAGAACAAATTAAATCATTGGAGGACAAAAATTTTAGTATGTATTTCTTTGTAATGGACACTAAAGGTAACCCAACTGCTGGTGTAGCAAATATTTACAAACACGCTAAAATTTTAAAAGAACTAGGTTATGATGCAAAAATTTTACATGAAAAAAATGATTACACTAGTGTAGAGTCTTGGATGGGTAAAGACTATTCTTCTATACCTCACGTATCAGTTGAAAGTCAAGAACTTAAAGTCACCGCTAATGATTTTGTTTTTATTCCTGAAATTTTTGCTAATGTAATGGAACAAACAGCTAACCTACCTTGTAAAAGAGTTGTTATTTCACAGGCCTACGATTATATCTTAGAAATGATGATGCCAGGTAAAAGATGGGCTGATTACGGAATTAAAGAATGTATTACGACTTCAGAGAAACAAGCAGAATACGTTAAAAATTTAATGATGGGTAATTTAAAAACTTATGTAGTACCAGTTTCGGTACCTAAATTCTTTAAACCATCAGAAAAACCAAAAAAACCAATTATCGCAATTTATACTAGAGACCAAAGAGATACAGTTAAAATCTTTAAAACTTTTTATGTTAAATACCCTCACCTAAAATGGTTTACATTTAGAGATATGAGAAATATGCCAACAGAAAAATTTGCACAAAATCTAGCTGAATGTTGTATATCGGTATGGGTAGATGAGATTTCTGGTTTTGGTACGTTCCCTATTGAATCTATGAAATGTGGTGTACCTGTGTTGGGTAAAGTACCTAATATGGTACCTGAATGGATGGAAGATAAGAATGGTCTTTGGACACATGATTTAAATAATATTCCTGATGTTTTAGCTAACTACGTACAAGCTTGGTTAGAAGATGCCTCACCAGATGAATTATATGAAAAAATGTCTGAAATGGAGGACAAATACAAAGAAGAGACACAAAAAGAAAAAGTTTTGGAAGTGTATGGTCAGTTAGTACAGGATAGAGTAGGTGAATATAAAGCTAGACTAAGCCAACTAGAGTTAGTAAATAATTAAAATTAAATAAAATAAAATATTATGGATAATGTTACTGTTATTTTACCTATTCATAGGTTAAATGAAAATGAGAAAGAATATTATATTAACGCCGTAAGAAGTGTTGCAAACCAAAAAAATAATAAAATACCTAAAGTTTTAGTTGTTACAGCAAACCAAGAATTAAAGGATACCCTTGAATCTATGGAATATGATGAGAACTTAAAAAATTTAGTAACTATTATTGTTAACGAAGGTAATGATGATTTTTGTACACAAGTTAATTTTGGTGTAGACAATATTGAAACAGAATGGTTTTCAATATTAGAAATTGATGACGAGTATTCTTCAATATGGTTTAACAAATTTGAAGAATATAAATCACACTATTCTGATGTAGAAGTTTTTCTTCCATTAGTTTTGGATGTAACTCCTGAGGGCAAATTCTTACACTTTACAAACGAACCTGTTTGGGCACCTGAATTTAGTGATAAGTTAGGTTTCTTAGACAATGACGCACTTTTAAACTTCCCTAATTTCCAAACCTCTGGAGCTGTAATTAAAAAAGAGGCATTTAAAAGTGTTGGTGGTTTCAAATCTAGTATTAAATTACATTTTGTATACGAATTGTTTTTAAGAATGACTTATTACGATAAAACAATTATGACAATCCCTAAACTAGGTTATAAAAAAATAAATATGAGACAAGATTCTCTTTTTTATGGGTTTTATAATGGTGAAACTAAAGTTAGACCAGACGAAGCTAAATGGTGGTTCAATCAAGCCAGAAAAGAATGTTATTTTAAACAAGATAGGGGCATAACATACGAAGAGGAAACAGTGTAAAATGTCGATAGAACCAAAGAAAAGGGGAAGAAAAGCAAAAAAGAAACCTTACTTTGGTCCAGAAGAGGAAGAAGCAGTAAAGAGATATCTTGAACTTGGAAAAATTATAGAAGACCCGAACACATTAGACGGGTATCGATGGACAGGTACGACACAGGAAGATATAGAAAGAAATAAAATATATCTTAAACACTTACAATCCCCACTAAATAAAATGATTGAGAGTATCATTAGGAGGTACAAACTCTATTCTAAAACAATGGAGTTTGAAGACCTCCATTCTGATACTTTAAGTTTTTTACATATCAAATTTCACAAATTTAAACCAGCAAAGAATAAAAAATCTTATTCTTATTATGGTACTGTGGCTAAACATTATCTTCTAGGTAAATTAATTAAAGAAGATAAAAAAATGAAACAAAATTTAAATTTCGATGAAATAGCACCTTCAATGGAAGAAAATGAAGATTTAATTTATACCATTGATGATATGGAACCTAATTTAAATGACTTAATCGAAAATATCTCTTTAGCTATTAAAGCGGAGATGGATGAAAGAGTTTTAAGTGAAAATGAAGAAAAGGTAGGTAAAGCATTAATTTCCATTTTAGATGATTGGGAAAATCTTTTTGATGACGATAATGTACCTGGTGGAAATAAATTCAATAAAAATTTAATTCTATATTATATGAGAGAAATGACAACTCTCAATACAAAAGACATTAGAAACGCCATGAAAAGATATAGAACAATCTATACTATTTTAAAAGAAGAATCCTTTTAAAATATATTTATTAATAAAAAAGAATATGGGAAGACCGAAGAAAAAAGAGGTTAAAATTAGTACTGAAAGTTTTTTGGGTATGGCCCAAGAGGCATATAACGAACTAGTTGAACAACGTACAACCGCTATTAGACAGATTAATGAAAATAAAAAAAAGGTTGAGGTTGAGGATATGCATGACTTAGTTAATTTAAATAAAGCTAATACTGATTTACTTAAACTTATTGATAACACTATAGATAAAAAACTTTCTTTAGTTAAATTAATGAGTACTTTAATTTTTAAAGGTGATAATGGTGAAGAGAAGGCTGATGGATCTCTTAGTCCTGAAGATATGGAACTATTAAGAGATATGTTTGAAAAAAAAGGTGATAAATAATGGGATTTATTGAAGATAAAAGTAAAATTGTACAACAAGTGGGTTTATTCGAAGTTTTATCGGATTTACCTAAAAGTAAATTTATCTCTAATATACCATCGGTAAAGTCTACTTCAAAAAACCTAATACCTTTTCTTTTAGATCTTTTAAGTACTACTTGTAAAGATAAAGAGGCGTTACCTAATTTAAAAGATAGGGTTAAATGTGATTTAATTAGAATAGTTACAGAAATACTGGTAGACTTTTTCCCTGTTTTTGTAAGAATAATAAAAGAAGGTTTTATTAAGGCAATTAAAGCCGGATTAATATGTCCAGCAGATTTTAAAATACCAATACCAACACCATCTGTAATATTACCACAAAAAGGTTTTGATTTAAATAAACTGACAACATTAGACCCAACAGCTTTCCCTACTAGTTTATTTTTTGGTGAAACAGATGATGATTTAAATCTTTTTTTAGCTAATTTAGTTAGAAATGGGGTCGGTTCAACGGGGGTATGGAAAAATATTTTAGATTTTGAAGTAATTGATTATCCACTACCACAAACAAACCCATTATTACCTATAGTTTCGGACCTTGGTTTAAGGGTTACGATTAACAGTTCTTATGGTGGTAAAGAATATGATGTGTTTTTAAAGGATTATATGAATAACCTAGAGTTATTTAATTTTAAAAATTTTGTACCTAACCTTCTTGAAGAATTTAATGGTATGATATCTAATATTATTAATAATTCTGATGTAACTTTAAATGTGCCAAACATCAATTTATCTACACCAGAGGTTAGTTTTAATTTAGATATTGAAGCGGCAACAAAAAAGGAACAAGTAAATAAAATGATTGAAAAGATTTTAGATACAGACCCTTGTGAACAAAATTTTTCTTTAGACGACAATTTTTTTCAGTTTAGTTCTGATGAATTATTAGATATTGAAGCCAAAGCTCAAAATAGATTAATAGGTTCAAAAATTACTAATTATAGTTGTACGCCAACCCTAGTTAACCTAACTATTGATAATGATACTTATGAAAATTTTAAAGATTCTTTAAAAAACAACCCTTCACAATCAGTATTAATAACAAAACAGTTTACAGAAAATATTTTAACACAAGCCTCACAACAAATAGGTGGTACACCTGATACACCCCCACAAGGACTTGGTTTTGGTTTTGATGCTAACATAAATTTTAACTTAAACAACTCCTTTTCAGTGGAGTCAATAAAAAAATCTATAAGTTTTGACTTAGCTTTAGCCTTACCTAAATTAAGTACAAATTTGGCTTTTACACCAAAAATAATGGTCTTATATCAAACATCTAAAAAATTAATCACTAATACTGTGAACGAATATAAAGATAGTTTTGATTTTGCTAAAGCTAATAAAGTTTTCTTTGAGTACGTGGTACGTGAATCTGGTGCAGCATTATTAAAAATATTGTACGACCAAATTAAAGAAGAAGTATTAAAAATAGTACAAAAATTAGCTACTACACTAATAAAAGAAGCTATAACTAAAAAAATTAATCAATTAAAAAGTTTAACTAGTGGTTACACTAATAAAGCAGGATTATCATCAATAGATGTTCCTGATGTATCACAATTTGTATAAATTATGGCAGCTAAACTAGGATGTGAGGATATAAATCCTAAAGAAATTAATTTTAAACAACCAAAGTCGATATTAGCGGGTCTTTTAAATCTTTTTAAAATACCTACTAGTGTACAAACAACCATGCCTAAACAATTAATTTTGGCATCTAAAAGTAGACCAGGTCTAAGTGCTAAACTAATGGCATCAAGGGTTATCCAAAGACAAGCTGAGGCAGGATTAAATGTAGGACCTTTAGGTACGGGTGAAATTAGTCCAGCTGAAATAATGGAAAAAATTAGAATGGAAGAAATCGTTAATGCGATATCGACAGAAATGAAAATAGATTTAGCTATAACACCTGGTGGTAAATCCGCTGTTACTGGTACAGCAGGTCCTTTACCTGTTGTTGGTAACGCTGTTATAGTTGATATAATGGGTGGTTCAGCTGTAGCAAGTTAATTATGGGTAATTTAGAAAATAAAACAAACAAAGAACTTTCCGAATATCAACAAAGTCTTAAAAGAGATTTTGAGTTGGTTAAAAGAGAGTTATACCTAAAAACAAAACATTTAGAAAAAATTAAAAGTGAATATAATAAAGTTTCTGAGGAACTTAAATTAAGATATGGTATAAGATGAGTAGAAAATACGATTTAGGTTTTGAAAAAGGTAATAGTAGAAAAGAACTAAAAGATAGTGTAATTCATTGGGGTCAGGTTTTAGTACCTCCTACTGAGGACCCTTCTGGTGCTGGTAGAGCTAAAGTTTTTATTCGAGAATTTGATAGGGACTTAGTTAAATTAGGTTTAAACGAAAATGATATTAAAAAGAATCCAGAGAATTACAGTGATTTAATTAATAATTTACCTTGGTCTCTACCTTTAAACCCTAAGTTTATTACTGTTTATCCTAAAAAATATGAAATGGTTTTGGTCATACTTTCAGACCAATCCAATGAAAGGATAGACAGGTTTTATATGGGACCTTTTATTTCACAACCACAATTTTTTCAAAAGGACGGTGACATTTTAGAGGTACAAACAGGGAGAAGAGGAACTTCTAGGGGTATTTTTGGGTACGATAATGCTTGGTTTAAAATAAATGGATCTAGATTAGGTGGTGAAAATAGTGAGTCTAATTGGGCAATTTATGGTAATGGCCCTAAAGAAATAGAAGACGTTACAATAAATGGTAGAGGTAATGAGGATATTATATTAAGAACTAGTAAAAAATATGATGAAGTTTTACTTAGAGTTGCTAAATATGATAAAAAAAATAACAAAGTTTTAAATTTAAAAAACCCTGGTTATTTATCCTTAGTTTATTACGATTCAACTAAAATACCATCACTAAATGGTGAAGATAAGGCATCAATTAATATTGTTGCTGACCAAATTAATTTAGTCTCACATAAGGGTTCACCGACTAAAGGAAAACCTAATAAGGGTGAGGGTATTATATTAAACTCTAGTGAACCTAACAAACAAATAAATTTAGAAAACACAAACCTACACCCTACAGTCTATGGTGATATATTATGGGATGTCTTAAAAAGATTAAGAGTTTGGGTTGAAAATCATAAACACAGAGGTGGTGGTGTTGCTTATACCGAACCATCTAAAGATGTTGAGACCGTAGAGTTATTAAAATCTTTAGACTTTGCTTTAGGTCCAGAACCACAAGAAAAAGTTAGTCCAAACGGGCAAAAGTATTTTGAGTACGGTGGTAATCTAATATCTAACAATATTAAAATTAATTAACTTTCTTAGATATTTATTAGTAAAAGAAACTAATGAGTATATATAGAACTTATTTTGATAAGGATACTGTAATAGTAAGGAATTCTTGTGCTAATACGGGTAGAAACCCTATAGCTGAATTATTCCACGGTGGTTCCTTAGATTCAGAAAAACTTTTATTCTCAAGATACCTATTTGGATTTGATTTAACCGAATTAATAGATAGAGTAAATTCAAACGAATACTCTATTGCTGGTATGAGACATAAAATACATATCACAAATACTTCTTGTTTTGATTCAGAATTATTTTGTAAAACACATTCATCTTCTTGTGGTGATGCAGCTAGAGCAACAGCTTTTGATTTAATTCTTTTTGAAATACCTGAAAAATGGGCTGAAGGTAATGGTTATGATTATGTTGTTAGTGACATGATAACACAACCAAATAAACAAACAAGACTTTTTGCTGATATAAGAGACCAAGCTTATTGTGAGGGTCCTGCCAATTGGGAAGATAGGTTATCACTTACAAGTTGGTCACAACCAGGTGTATATACAGATCCTACAATGTGGTGGTCTGGTAATACAAGTGGTTATACAGGTACAACAATTGACCTAATTAAAGGTGAACAATATTTCGAAAAGGGTAATGAAAATGTTTGTATCGATGTTACCGACTATATTAATAATTTGGTTAGTTTGGGTATAACTGAAGCTAATTTAGGTATAGCCTTTAAACCAGATTTAGAACTAGGCCCACAAGAAGACCTTTGTTATGTAGGGTTTTTTACTAGGGATACACAAACTGTATATGAACCATTTATGGAAACCATCTACGATGATACAATCAAAGATGATAGATGTGAATTTCATTTAAATAAAATGAATAGACTACATTTATTTGTTAATGCTGGTGGTGAAAGAGTAAATGCTGATATTTCAGGTGTGTCCATTTATGACCAAAACGGTAACATATATGAAACATTCGGTAGTAATCAGATTATACAAGTAACCACAGGTGTATACTATATTGAATTTATGGTGGATTCAGACCCAGTTAATGGATATTGTGGTAATGTACAATTTAGAGATGTTTGGGAAAATGTTACTATAGATGGTAAGAACTTGGGTCCTATAGAACTTGATTTTATAATTAAAGAAGAAGAATCTTATTACAATATAGGTTCTGGTGATAAAAGTGGTAGAGGTGTAGGTAATTCACGTAATATCTCTATCTACGATTACCATTTTACTTTTAGTGGAATCAAACGTAAAGAAAAAATCAAACGTGGTGATACTAGAAGAGTGGATATTGAAGCAACAATCCCTTTTACGGCTAATCATAAACCATTAGATAAAATATCTTATAGAATTTATATTAAAGAAGGGGAGACACAATTAGAATACATTCCATGGGTTGAGGTTAATAGAACTGAAGATAGTAATTATTTCTTGATAGATACTTCTTGGTTTATCCCTAACGATTATTATATGGAGTTTAAAATAGAATCTGGTAATGAACTAAGAACTTACCACGATATCATACAATTTGAGATTGTTTCTGAAAAAGATTGGTGTTAAAAATAAAAGGTCTGATTTCTCAGACCTTTTTTATTATTCTTGACGACCACCTTTTCGGGTTTCACCATACCCAAATTGCATAACGTAGGATATGTTTTGATCTCTACTAAAACCATGTTTCATGTTAGGGTATTTAGATTTTAATTCACCCAATAATCCATCACCTAAATCATTAACATAACCAATAATTTCTTGGTTATTAATCCAAGTTCCAGGGTCTCCATATTTTTTTCTTGCCTCTTCGTGCCAATTTTCACCACTTTCTTTCATAAGTACTTTAACCACGGCTGAAGCTGGTATAATAACCCAAACTATTTCAGTAGTTTCTTGTACTATTAATTGTGCTTCATTACTTAAATCGTATCTAGTACTTAATCCTTTAGCCCTTACTTCACCTTTTTCTGTAGCTATTTTTACTGTAAAACCTTTTTTCTTTAAAAAAGAGTACATTTGTTTAGACATTTGTTTTAATTCTAAAATGTCTTCTTTTAATAAACTTTTACCGTTAAGATAAGATTCCTCCAACCTTTGGTTAGCTTCCATTATTACTTTTAATTTATCTTGTCTTCTCATTGTTTTTTTTTTAATAGGAATATTTACGACCCTCCATTTTAGCCTTTTCTCTCATATAGTTTTGGTATTGACGTTCTTTTTCTTTACGTTTTTTAGCCTCCGCCATTTCCTTATCTTTATTAGCTATTTGGTAATCGTTTATTTTACTTTTTAAATTAGATACTTTAGTAATGAACTTACCGAAGTCTTCAGAAAATTTATCTATTTCACTATGGTACCCATCTTCACCAGATACAGCATTAGCAATACTATCTTTAAATCTCATTTTTAAATCTTCTAATGATCTTTCTAAATCATCTATAGCTGGATAAGCTGGGTGTCTAGTTAGAGTAGTTCTTTTTTCTTTACCCTGTTCATCCTCTTCTTTAATTATTTTTTTAACCAATTTTTCTAAATCAGATTCAGTTAATTTTATAATTCTTTTCATAATATTCTATTTTATATATAAATATCAAAGAATCCATAAAAAATTTTATTAAACCCTTTGATAGAAACAAAAAAGATTATTATATTTGTAGTGTTAATGATTAAGTAAGAAACTTTTACAATATGGCAAAAATTAAAGATTTAAAGACACAGAACCCAACCTACACAATCGATGTTATTGATGTTTTGGCTTCAATGGACCCAACTAAAACAAATAAATACCTACCGTTCATGATTAAATGTACGGCTGATTGGGTTGAATGGATTAACAATGAGTTAAAAAATGAGACTTTCAAAGAAATGTTTGAGGTCATAAAAGATTTTGAAGATTTGGTTCAAAGAAATCTAATTGAGAATAAAGATATCTATTCTTATGAATCTAATCAAGATATTATTGAGGCAGTTAAAGCCGCAAAAGAAAAAATCACACGTTCAGAGGTTAAGAAAAAAGAAACTGAGGTTCTTTATGAGGATGAACGTTGGTTGGTCGTATTCCCTCTTTCTACACGTAGTTCTAACCTTTATGGTAAAGGTACAAAATGGTGTGTATCAAGTGAGGACAACAACTATGGTAAATACTTTAAACAATACACCGAAAATGGAGTTCTTGTTTTTGTAATCGACAAAACCGTCAAAGAATCTGAGTATCGTAGTAATGATATCGCTAAGGTAGCATTCCATAACGATAGAAAAAAGAATGATGGGATTACAATGTGGGACGTTAAAGACATTCAAATGGGTGTGGGTAACGCCATGAAAGTCTACAACATGTTGGGTAGTCAAATTATGGACATCATTAACGAAAGACTAGAAAAAGGTCCTACAAACAAAGAAATGGCCAATAAAAAAGGTGTAAGGGAATAATAATCCCAAAAAAAAGGGGGACGTTAGTTCCCTTTTTTTATTTTATCATATATATTTTATCTATGATTAAAAAACAAATACAGAAACATGATTTCTTAAATGGCGGACCTGTTTTACAATATGAAATACCTTTTCATACTAATATTTTGAGTGGTGACTACATTACTATAGATAATAGTAATACTATGGGTTATGCCACAATAAACATTCAACCACACATGGACCTCCATAACCATCAAGGGGATAATATTTTTAGAGTGGACGAAAATAGAATTACCTATTATGACCACGATTTAGTAACAGAAAACAGATTACGAGAAATAGTTCAAGAAATTGTTGATGAATATTTAGGAAGAGAATAGTTGTGATTCTTTTTTTCTTCTTATTTCTAATCCAGGGTATTTATTAAACATATGACTACTTATGTTTTTTATTTCATTACTTGCCGATTTCATATCACCCCTTTTAATCATTTGAATAAACTCTGACATTCTAAAATTTTGTATGCCCATATTGAATATCATTGATATCATGGCATCATACATATTTTGATTTATTTCAGGTTTAATTCCTTGAGATTCCCAATCATTTAAAATACGATTTAAACCATCCTCAGCTATTTTAATATCATCTTTCAGTAATATCTCAGCCTGTTTTGGTGTTATCTTTGTTTTTCCTGGTATAATATTTTCATATTTTGGTAAAAATTCATATTTACCACCAT